GGGTCTTACGGATAAGACCCAGTTTTATTCCTGCATCTTCTACAATCCAGAACTTATCTTTTACTATTTCAACTGTATACATCTGTCAATATTTTGTAAGTTTCTTCCCAACCAGATACTTTATGGGCTCTACCTACACCTTTTTTCTTAATTGCTTGTGCTAGTGTATAATCATTTCCGCCATCAAAGATAGCATCACCGAAGAATATAATTGTATCAGACTTTGTAAAATCTTTAAGTATTTGGCTTTTATCTGATCCAGTGGGAGCAATGTCAATACCAGTATCACCGCCTATTGTTGCTTGCAAGTCTGGAAACGTTGTATTAAAATCATCTGCAATTTTTCTACGTTCTCCATTCCACGCTTCGAAGTCTACATATGCCGCACGTTGTTCTGCATCTGCATTGCGTCCTACAACACTAAAGTTTACCATACCGGGACGTTCTTCGATATGATTGCCTGTGCGTATGCTAAAATCACTTTCGTATTTGCAACTAATTAAAAAAGTTCTTGCAAGGTCAGGAAGTTTCCATGGATTATTACGGATATTAATACCCTTTTCCCATACAGAGTTACCATTACAGTTATAAGAACGTGTTACACTGTTAAATAACATATCACCAACTTGTTCGATAGTCTTAGGTGCGTCACTGCCCGTAACAAAGTATACATAATTCTCTTTGCAGAATTTCAGCATAAATCGTAAAAACTTTGGATCAATAGCACATCTACTTGGAGTTATTGTACCATCTACATCAAAGATGTATCTAAGCATGTGGATAGCCTTTGTTAAGAATAGCTGCCATTTCATCAGGAGCTTTAGCTAAGTTCTGTAAGTCCCATAGCCCACACCATTTAAGGAAGTGAATACCAACACCCGCTTTGTTCTTAGGAACACTACGTTCTGCAATAGTCTCAAGGAACTTAACTTTAAGATCATACGGCTGTTCAGTCAAGTCAATAAGTGTCTTATTGCGCTCATACATATCACGCACTACATGTTCTTCGCCGTTATGATCTGTCCAACGCTGTAGCATAAAGTTATTCCAACTAAAGCCACCATTATTACGATCTTCAAATGCTTCAATCATACCGACTTTATTCTTAGTCCCTTTCGTGCGACAACCTGGATATGCTGAAAAGATATTATCTGATGTATCACCACGGATACATTTCTCAAACAACAACCACTCAGGGTCGGGGGGAGGGAGAACCTCTTTAGTCTTTTTGTCTTTGATCGGAGTGCGATTCTTATCATCTTTAAAATAACCATCAGGTGTGATAATACGATTTTGAACACCATCGTATAGTGTTACATTGTCGCAAATCAACTGCTGATAATCACCATCACTTGATACGATAATGTGATGATCATTGGGATGTGATGCAATGAATAGAGCAATCATATCATCTGCCTCTGCTTCTTTATTCTGAAGTACTGTGCAGTTAGTACGTGTTTCGACAAACTCTACGAGACTGTCATACGCACCGAACATGATGCCATCTTCTTCTTGTTCACGCACAGATTTAGCAGCTTGTGCGGCTCGACGGTGTGCTTTATATGGAGTATAGAAGTCTTTGCGCCATGAGCGACCTTCTAAACAGAATACAGCGTGATCAGCATCAAACATATTGTAGCACATCTTAACGCTAGACATCATAATGTGGAACGCCATACCGATCTTAGTATCGATATCAGCACCACGATGTCCTACATGCTTTGCTCGGTGAAACATGTTGAGACTGTCAACAATAATAAAAGTAGCCATTAATAATCCTCTATTGTAATTTGATTCTATCTTACACGTTTATTGAGTTGGTGTCAAGAGTATTCTGCACTATCTTCGCCTGTCTTTAGACGTTGAATAATCAGACCTTCTTTACTAGTAACATCAAAGCTCTTTGGATCACCAGCATCGTCTTCTAAGTCACTTAAAACAATGTTTCTGCATAAGTCATTGAACCAGTTGTCAACTATCTGATCTGGTTCGACTCCTTCATATCCACTGTTAGCAAGATACTCTACAAAGTGTTCATTAAAGTCTAATTCAAAATGCCCAGCGCCTGGATTTTCTGAATCTAGATCCATATTAATTACTTTGATATATGGTTCACCTTTAAGCGTTGCTGTTTTCTTAGTATGTTCTTCTTCTGTAATGTGTCCAAATTCTAAATCGATATTTGCAATTTCTTGATCCATATCTTTTTCATCTTTAATTTTTCTTGCATCACTTCGCTTGATTTCTTCATTCGTCATAAACCAAGTCTTGGGTTTAAAAATATTCATATTACACCTTCAGTTCTGGAACAGCTTCTACTAATGCTTCTATTCCACCTTTAATCGCAAACATATTTTCGAAATTATTATTTTTTAGATATTTTGCAACTTGTTCTGCTCTAGCTCCATTGTCACACACAAACAGACAAACAATATATGTTGGAGCCATTTCAATTTGTTCTGGAATATCATACATAGAGATATTAAAAGTATTTTTAACTGCCCCTTGTTTTTGAATTTCATCTGGTTCACGGATATCGACTAAGATATATTCTTCTTTATCCATCCATTCCGCAATAAATTCGTCTACTGTAATTATTTCATTTTCTTTATTAGTTTTATAAAAACTCATATTACCATCCAATCTTTTCCCACGGCACATCTTTATTACCAAAGTGTCCGTATACACAGTTCTCACTGTAGTTATAAAAATTAAACATATCGAAACGATCAATGATCCCTTTTGGACTTAGATCAATATTCTCACGAATAAACTTTTCAATACTCTTGCTGTATCCATTAGACTCAACATAGATACTTGTAGGTTGCTTCACGCCGATAGCATATGACAACTGAATGTTACACCAATCAGCCATTTCATCTGCTACTACATTTTTCGACAACCATCGTGCCATGTATGCAGCACTACGGTCTACTTTTGTCGGATCCTTGCCACTAAAAGCACCGCCGCCGTGGGGAGCAAAGCCCCCATAAGTATCAACGATAATCTTACGTCCAGTAACGCCAGCATCACCATCAGGCCCGCCAATAACAAAATTGCCAGTAGGATTAATATGCCATGTAGTGTTTTCATCAATCAAATCTCCCATTACATTATTAACTGCATCACTAACTACACCTTTAAGAAGTTGTTGAGAACCCTCGGTATGCTGTGTACTTACAACAATTTGGTCAGCACGTTTTACTTTACCACCTTCATATTGTAAACTTACTTGTGATTTCGCATCTGGTAATAGAAATTTATAAGCAGTTTCTCGTTTCTCTTTGAGGTTTTTAAGTATCTCATGTGCGTAGTAAATCGGTGCTGGTAGATATGCATCATTATCATTACATGCATATCCAAACATAATGCCCTGATCCCCTGCACCGAAATCATCAGTACCAAGTGCAATGTCTGCACTTTGTTCATGGATTTCATTGTAGATGTTTAACTTATCCCAATGGAACCCTTCTTGCTCATAACCAATTTCTTTAACTTTGTTTCGCACGATTTCTTTAACTTCATCTCTGCTTACGTTAAAGTTTTTTACTTCGCCCGCCAATGTTACATGATTGGTAGTTACAAGTGTTTCAACAGCAACACGAGTCGTTTCGTCGCCTGCTTTGAACCCGGCATCAACTAGAGCATCTGAAATTTGGTCTGCAACCTTATCTGGATGTCCTGCGCTAACACTTTCGCTCGTAAAAATATAGTTTTGATTCATAGTAGTTTCCTTTATTAATATTCAATAGTTTGTCTAAGGTATTGAATAGATACAATCTTTGCGTCTGTTTCAACATTATGTCCATCTTCAATGCGATATGTAACTCCTTGTTTATAAAGAGCTATATTCAACTTATTAATAGACTTTATATGATCTTCTAATTCCTTGACTAATTTTGCTACTTTTGGATCTTTCACAATTGTCTCCTTAGTTTTTCATAATCGATAGGTGCTTCCATTGCCCTACGTAATTGTTCATTTTCTTTAAGTTCCCCAGGCATTTCCGAAGAGTGAAATGTGTAGTCTTGGAGTGAATCTCCATCCTCGTTCCATGCAGAGGTTTGCGACTTCTTCCACATTAAGGGAATATTCTTCACTGCGTCCGCCCATTGGCATAAGATAGACCGGACATTGTACCCCGGCATCCCTGTATCGCTGAACAGTCCTAGTAACTTCATTAACATCATCTTCATCAGCCACAACAAACTTAAAGTAGATATCGCTACCAATAACACTGGAATACTGATAAGCAATGTCAGGCTTAATAGCAATATCGACAGACTCGCCTGAAACGGAGAGCTTTGGCGAACAGCTAAAAGTGAATCGAATTCGTTCGTTATAATTGATATAATAGAAGAACTCTTCATGTAAAGGTTGTGTAGTATTTGTTTCAATTGTGACATTCTTTAGATCCTGCATACGTGGGTGTTCAAATAGTTCTACGTAAAGTCGTTGCCACGCTAACAACGGCTCACCGCCTGTTAAAATTAGATGAATATCTTGACCGTTATCTTGTGTCCACTTACCTTCAGGTGTGAGAGACAGTAGGTGTTCTACTACTTCATCGATTGTTGCATCATGTACTAAATGACGGAACTCAGGATAGATACTAGCATATGTGTCGCATCCGGTGTGGATGATAGGTAAATCTTCAAATCGTTCTGTAGTCTCATGGACGCCATCCTTAATAAGTTGTTCAACCTCAGGATTATACCTTGATTTCTCTCTATCTTTATTTAGTCCGAAATTTTGACAACGTAAATTACAGCCGAAGGTTCGTAAGAATACACTAGGTACTCCTACGAATTTGCCTTCGCCTTGTACAGAATAAAATGCTTCTGAATATCTTAGCTTCATCTTGGAGCGAACTCCTGTTGTAGTTTGATATTGTCAAAGAATTCTTTCTTAACACTGGGATCATCTAAGAACCCACCATTAAGTACTGTAGTCTGTGTTAAGCTACTATGCGCCATAATGCCTCTGTTCTCACAACAGCCATGTGTTGCTTGAATGTAAACACCTACATGTTCACTATCAGTTGCTTTTATAATCTCACGCATAATGTCATTACACAGTTCTTCTTGTAATGTACCACGTCTTGCACACCACTGTGCAATGCGAGTATATTTCGAAAGTCCAATAACTTTCTCACCAGGAATGATACCTATGTATGCAATCCCAGTAACAGGCTGATGATGATGCGAACACATTGATTTAAGTTCAGAACGAACTACCAACATACCTTTGTAAGTATGTCCGTTGTCGTTAGGAAACGCTGTTGCGCTAGGTGCTGTATCATAACGTCCTGCCATAATCTCGTTATAATACATTTTAGCTAGACGCTTTGCTGTACCTTGAGAGTTAGGATCGTTTTCACGATCAATAAGAAGTGCATCAAGTACATTTTCGAATGCATCTGTTGCTTCATCTATTAGAATGTCTTTATCGCCGGGTTGTAGGACTTGACTAATATTGTCCCCTGCCCAATGCCTGATATTATTTTTAATCAAGCGTTCCTTTATTTCGGAAGTCTTTGTCATATACTATGTTCCTTTATTATTATGATATGGATATGGTAAACCCACTCATAATATTATAATACTACAAGTGGGTTAATTTGTC